TCAGGCGATCCCCGGCTTGTAGACGGTTTTGCCGTTGACCTTCCGGGCCGTCAGCAGCTGGCGGCGATCACCCGGGCCGAAGCCGATGTGCACCCACGAGCCGAACTCCTCGATGATCTGATCGAACGGGCCCAGCGCCGTGCCGGCGTTCGCCAGGGCGCGCGCCACCTCGGCCACCGTGCCGAACTCCGGGCAGGTGAAGTCGACGGCGTGGCCGGTCACATGCGCGCTGTTCGCGCTGCCGCCGACCGCCCGGTTGACCTCGGGGCTGCGATACCCGGAGGTGACGCGGATCGGCTTGTTGCCGAGGATCGACCGGACGCGCTCCATGCGGTCGGCCGTCAGATACAGCTGGTCGAGCACTTGGGCCGGCGGGGTGTTGTTCAGGCCGCGCGCCACGGCGGTGTTGCTGTGCGTCATCTCCGCGAGGGTGAAGTTCTCGGAGAGGCGACCGGCCGCCGGCGGCGGTGCAGCGGGCGTCGCCGGGGGCTGCGGCGCTGTCAGCAGGGCGCGCATGGCGTCCACATGCTCCAGCAGCTTGCGGTTAAGTTCGCTCATCCGCTGATCACCTGATGTCCGAGGTAGCCGATCACGGCCACGCATGTGGAAGCGACGAAGCCAAGGGCCCACTTGAGCAGGCCTTTCAGGTCCGAAATGGAGGAGTTGATGTTGCGGTAGCGCTCCGCACACAAATCCTCGTGGGCCTCGATCTTCTGGTAAGCTCCGGCGATGGTTCGTTTGTCGCTCATGCCGCGCCCTCCAGTTCAGCCACCCGCGCTCGCAGCACCCGGACTTCGTTCCACAGCACGGCCAGCATGGCGTCGGGCGTCAGGCTGTACATGCCGTCGTCGCCAACGCCCGTGATGTCCGGGAGCCCGGCCGCTTCGGCCGCAGCATCCACGTCCTGCGCCAGCCAGCCGTAGTGGCGGCGCTCCGTGTCCTCGGCGTCGGTGCGGCGGAAGCTGACCGCGGCGACCCCGTCGATCAACTCCGCGCCGTCCAGCGCCTGCACGTCCGTCTTGAGCCGGGCGTCCGACGAGACGTTCGGGGCGTTGGTCAGATAGATCGTACCCCAGCGGAGCGCAGTGCTGTTGCCGCCGAGGTTTTTTGCGCCCGACGCCGTGTCTGGCACCATCGATTGGAATACCGCAATCGGGTTCGATGCGAGCGAGTCTCCGAGCTGCAGAAACCCGTCCGCCAAGTAGGACAGCATTCGCCGCGCCGTACCGCTGACCCGGCCGTTCAGGGTCTGGTTGTCGTCAACGATGATCCCGGCCTTGGCGATCAGGGCGCGCGACGGCTGCGCGCCGAGGGTTTCCCAGTTGGTCGTCGTGGGCGAGGCGCGGGTGCCGTCCCGCTTGCCCCACAGGGTCGAGCCAACAGCCCCGGAGGTGTCGACGTACAGGTCGCCGCGCGCGCCGGACACGACACCCTCTGGCGAGCCCGTTCCGGTCGAGAACTGAATGCCGCCCACCAGCGCCGAAGTCGCCCCCAGGCTGGCGCGCACCGTGTTGTCGATGGCGAACTCGAAGGCCGACGTGCTGGCGTTCCACCGGAAGAACTCATCGCCAGCCAGCACTCCGTTCGGGAAGCTCAGGGCGTCAGAGTTGGTGGCGTTCATGTGGATCGCCTGCCCGGCCTTCAGGGCAATGGCGGCGCCGGTGAAGGTGGTCGCCGTGAAGTCGACCCCGGTCTTGAATGTGCCCGCCAGCGAGTACCCGGCATCGATCGCCTGAGTGCCCTGGTTCTGGACGCGATAGCCGAACCAGGTGGCCCCCAAGGCCCCGGTGGCGTTGTCGCGCACCATGTTCACCACGTCGCCGGCCGCGGCCACGTCGTAGCCGCCATCCCGCAGGATGATCTCGCGCGGGTTCAGGTACACGCCGGCGTTCAGGGCGACCGCATCGCCCGCGAACATGCCCACTGCCGGGTTGGCGAGGAAGTGCGTGGCCCCGTCCTTGGCGCCCCCCACCGACGCCGTGACGTTGAACGCCATCGTGTCGCCCTGCACCGTCTGGTTGGCGGTGACGGAAATACGCATCGCCGCCGCCCCGGTTCGACCGTCGTTGCCGTCAGTCTCCTCGTTGTGACCCGAGCGGTTCACGAAGTAGATGCGACAGGGAACCGTCTCCTCCGTGTAGAGGTATCCGGTCTCAGGCGCGCCGAGCACGTCCCCCGTAAGGATCGACCGAACGCGCACGGCGTTGTAGCTCTGGTCGCCATTAAACGCCGCGGCGATGCCGCCTACACCGTTGGCCACACGCGGGTCAGGGCGCTCGTCGCAGGTGATGTAGCGGTTGACCACCGGCATCCCGAGGAACGCCTGATCCGGGGCGATGGCCTTGGTGGACGAAAGGCCAGCCTGGATTTCATCCTGCGAGGCGAACAGCACAGAGCCTGCACCTCCGCCGCCACCACCACCACGACGGGCGATGCGCAGGATGTCCTGATCGCGCGCGGTCAGCTTGTCGAGGTCGCTGTTCAGCACGCGGGTCGGCAGGGGCCCGGTCGCCGACAGGTCCGTCTCACGCAGCGGCTGCACCAGACGGTCGATCGTGACCGTCGTGCTGCTCACGGCCGCGTCCAGCGTCAGCGTGCCGGAGCCGTAGCCGCCCTCGACCGTGTCGCCGTCCTGCAGGAACGCGCCCTCGACCGAATACTCGGACGGCGCCACCACCACATTGTCGACCGACACGATGATGTCCTCGGCCGCCCAGAACGGGAAGGTGATCGCGAACGCAGACTGCGGCGTCGCGCCCACCACGTACGTGATCGGGTCGACCAACTCAGGGATCTGGACGTGGCGGGCCATGGGCGCACGTTCGGCGCAACGGCGGCGGGCTTGAATGCACCCGTCTTTTCAACAGGCAATAGTCCGCTTTCCGCGATCTCCCCTCCCCTACGGGAGGACGCGGTTGGGAGCCTGCTCTTCCTCGCCCCTATAGCCTGACTGCCCGATAACGGGGGCCAGCCGTCCCCTGCCTGATATGCCCAGGCCGCAAGAGGGGGTCGTTGGTCAGGTTGTCCCTCAAGCCGCAGGGCCAGTCGGGCGCTCGGAAATCCCGCATTGGCTTGCGGGCAAAGTTCGCGGGGGCGACATCGGCGGGCTTTGGGGACGGGAGCCTGCCAGACCGGGAGCGGCACATCGGGTTCACCTGCTCGGGACTGCCGCTACAGACCGAGCGCGGCGGCCTTGTCAGGCGGTAGGGAGCAGGTCGATCAGGGCGAGAGTGCCCACGCCGCGGGCGACGGGGCTGGGCTCCCAGTTCATCATGCGATGGACGGAGCCGTGGACGGGCGTGAAGTAGAGCTCGCGGCCGTCCTTGGTGACGTGGGGCACATCAAGCCCCATGGCCCTGCGGACGGTAGCGGCCTCGGCCTCAAGCCAGGCGAGGTAGATGCCCATGACGCGGTGCGAGCCCGGCGTCGAGGCGGCGGCGACCGCAGCATCGGCGAGACTCCGCACGTGATGGGGGATGGGCGAGCGATCCTCGCCTGTGGTATCGGCCCGGTCAGCCGGCATGGCGATCCTCCTCTGTAGGTCGCGTGGCGGTTAGGCCCGGTGCGGAAGCTGCTAACTTCCCTCCGGGCCGCCCTTCCGCTACCATGAAGGGCAATGGGCGGGCAAGATTTAACGAACACGAAAAAGCGAGGCCGCCCGGCCACTGGCCAGGGCGTGACCGTTACGGTTCGAATGCACAACGACCTCCTCGGCGCAGTTGACCGGTGGATGAAGGAGGAGGCCGCGCTGGGCCGTCCGATGACCCGCTCTGACGCCGTGCGCCGTCTGGTCGCCGAGGCGCTGGAGAAGATGGGCCTCAAGGAGCCGGGGGCGTGAACATGCCGAGCGCCGCCGAGATCGTTCGCGACGGCGCGCTCGTCATCTCCTTCGGCTGTGTCATGACCTTCTTCGCTGCGGTGATTTTCGGCACTGCGCTTCTGCCGGTCGCCGCCCTGCTCTTCTGGCTGGCGCCTGAGGCGGCATGGTCTGGCCACGTGGTCCGGTGGATGGCGATAGCATGGGCGGTGGCGTCCGTCGTCTGCGGGGTCGGGGTCGTCGCCCGGCCGCGCACTTAGAACCGCAGCGTCACCGGCAGCTCGTCCTCCTCATGGATGCGGTCGCCCCACAGCGGCGTGCTGGCCGCCGCGCTGTCGGCGAGGTCGTCCAGATAGGCCGCCGTGCCCTCGGCCTGCAGGCGGCGCTGCGCCTCCGGCCATGCCGTCATGACGGCCTCGTAGCTGTAGGTCCGATCGCGGCCAGTCGCGAGGCGGCGGTCGAACTCGGCGGCCACCTCCGGCGCGAGGTCGTTGAGCTCCGACCACATGGCGTCGCGGTCCATCATGGCGCGCCCCTGGAACCCCGGCTGGTTGCTGGCGATCATGGCGTTGCGCATCTCGGCCAGCGCCACCCGCTCCAGCGCGTCCTCGACCATCTGGCGACGGTTGCGGCTCATGGCCGGCAGGGGCACGCCGTCGTCCTTCGGCAGGGCGCCGTTGAGCTCGCCGATCATGCGCGACGCCTCGGTGCCGACGACCTTGGCCCGGGCGAGCGGGTGCAGGCGCTTGGTCGCGACCTCGCCAAGCTGCGACAGGACGTAGAGGCGGCCGGACTCGTCGAGAGCGGCAAGGTCGCGCTCGGCATTGGCAAGGCGGCCCATGTCCATGAAGGACTCGACGCCGTTCAGCGCCCGCTCCAGCTCCGAAGTCCGGGCGCCGGCGCGGGCGTAGAAGTCGCGCTTGTCCTGCGATCCGCGGAACGAGGGCGTGACGAACCGGCGCACCACCGGCGCGTCGACCCACGATCCGCTCGGCCGGTCCGGGTCCGCCGCATCGCCCGCCGCCAGCGCGTAGGTGCCGATGGGCCCGCCGAAGGTGCGGATGACGTAGTCGATGTAGGCCGGCGACATGCCGGTGTTCTCGCCCAGCCACGTGGCGAAGTTCGAGGTCCAGGCGTTGTACTGCTGCTGCGGCGGCAGGGCCTCCAGCGACTCCGACACGATCGGCCGGCCGGTGCGCGGATCGACGCCGGTAGCCAGCCCGGTTGCGCCGGCCAGCAGGGGGATGCTCGTCGGCGGGGCGAACAGGGTGCCGACGCCGTTCCACATGCGGCCCCACGCCACCTCGGCGTCCTCGCCGGCGGCCGCGTTGGTCGCCTCCCACCAGCGCTCCAGCACGTTCGACATCCACGCCAGTTCGAACGGCTTGGGCACCTTCACGATGTAGTCGCCCACCGGGATGATCCAGTGCGTCGACCGGGTCATCTCGTTGGCCTGCTGATACTCCGGGTCGTCCATGAACATGGCGCTCAGGGACAAGCCGAACGCGCCGATGGCGGCCATGGTCGTCCACGCCCGGGCCGCCGCCTGAATGGCCTGCCGGTCGGCGACACGCTGGCCGGGCGCGGCCTGCCCTTGGAACAGCGGCGCCACGATGGCCTTCAGCGCCGCCTCCTTGCCGCCAGCGGCATGGGCCCGGCCGACCGCCGACGCCGGATCCGTGATCGCCGTGCGCACCAGCTTGTCGAGGCCCTGCAGGTACGGGTTCAGGAACATGAAGACGCGCACGGCGCCGTGCACGCGCGAGCCCTTGCGGCCGAAGTCGATCAGGTCGCGGCTGGCGAAGGCGGCCTCGGTGATGGCGTCCCAGTCGTCGAAGCCTTCGGCCTTCATGCGCTTCAGCACCTTCTGGAACACGGTGCGCCGGTTGCCGACCTCGGTCAGCTCGGTCCAGCGCGCCACGTCCTCGAAGGCCCGCAGGAAGCCACGCGAGTCCTCGAAATAGCGGGCCTTCCACCCGCGCCGGGTCAGCTCCAGCGCGTCCTGGCGGATCAGCAGCTCGCTCATCTGGGCGGTCGTCGCGCCGCCGCTGATGCCCCCGGCGACGTTGTAGAGGCGGCCGGCCTCGCTGACACGGCCGGTGGCGCGGGACACCGCCTCGTCGACGGAGCCGGCCAGCCCCTCGCCCGGAACGAAGCCGCGGACATACGCGGCGCTGGCAACCTGATCGCGGATCAGGTTCGCGAGGATGAAGTCGGGCGTGGTGGTGACGGTCCGGGCGACGAAGTTGGTCACGGCGCCCACGATGGCCCCGAACACGTCCGCCTGCGCCGGCGTCATGTTCGTGATCGCCTCGTAGGTCAGCTGGCCCCACTCCGGGTCCAGCAGCTCCCACGCCTCGCGCTGGCCGTTCTCCCAGACGTAGATGATCGGCCGGCCGTTGGCGTTGACCTCGCCCGGGCGCCAGACCTCCACGTCGTCGTCGAACAGCGCGTCGACATCGTCGCGCGTGCCGCGGGCCTGGGCGGCCAGCTCGTCGTTGGCGACGACGGTCTTGCGCATCGGGGCCTTCACCTTGCGCATGAACGGGTTTTCGCCGTCGGGCGACAGGGCGTTCAGCCGCTTGGCCATGGAGACGATCGAGCGGTTGATGTCGTTCTGCCGGACACGCTGCGCCAGTCGCAGGCTGTCCTGCGCCAGCACCTCGACCGGGCTCAGGATGTTGCGGTCGGACCCGCGGAACTGCTTGACCTCGGGCCCGGCGTTGGCCCCTGACCGGGACACGCCAGCCGGCCGGTCATCCATCTCGCGGCGGAACGGCACGTAGAAGTCCCGCCCGGCCAGCGCGGCGTCGTACGTCTCGCGGGAGATCAGGCCGGAGTCCAGCCGCAGCTTGAGCAGGCCGCTGGCGTACTGGTTGATCTGGTCGGACAGCTCGCGCAGTTCCGGCCGCTCCGAGTCCATGCGGGCGATGAACGCCTCGGCCTGCTCGCGCGTCCGGGCCAGCGGCGGGTTCTCCAGCTCTCCCTTCGCGAAGCGGTCCCACTCGATCACCGCGCGCCGGGCGACGAGGTACTGGTCGAACATCTGCAGCGCCGCCTCGGGCTTGGCGCCGGCCCGCGTCTCGCGCACCACCACCGCCGTCAGGGCGTCGGCCAGTGCCGGCGTCTCGGGCGCCAGCTTCCGGTAGCCGTGCACGCCATGCAGGATGTTCTGCATGCCGATGTTGTAGGCGTCGAACCCGGCCCGGGCGAGCTTGGCGGCGTCGTCGCCAGGGCGAATGTCCAGCGGGCTCCCGGTGGCGGCCTCGATGGCTTCCTGCATCTGCGACTGCAGGCGCGTCAGCGGGTGCCGGGCGTCGATCACGTCGGTGTAGCGCCGCGCGAACCAGTCCGCGATGGCCCGGCCGGCGCGACGCTCCTTCACGATGCGCGAGCCCTCGGCGATCATGCCGCGGCGCTCCAGCGGCACCACCACGTCCATGTTGTTGTCGGGGCGGGCGGGGATGACCGGGGTGTCGCTTGTATCCCTCATGGAGCCGCTGCGAACGTCCACGACGGTTTCTCCGTCGATCTCGACCGTCGTGCGCGATCCGGGCCCATCGGAAACGGGCTCCACGCGGGGCGGCACGCGGTCGGTGTAGGCCCGGCGCACGGTGTCGGCCACGGGGCGCGCCAGCCCGAACGTCAGGCTGATGCCCCCGCCGAGGAGCGCCGCACCGCCGGTCTGCGCCGCGCTGAACTCGTCCTGAATGCCGGCGTTGATGTCGGACACCTGCAGGCCAGCGTCCACAGCGCCAGCGATCAGGGCCTGCTGGCCAGCACCTCGCGCCAGCCTGACCGCCAGCGAGCCGCCACGCACCACGCCGCCGCCGACGATGTTTTCCGGCGACAGGCCGCCACCGGCCACCTGCCCCGCCAGGAACGCGCCGAACTCGGCCGGATTGTCGATCGGGTCAGCCGCTGCCCGGGCGCTGTAGAGCTCGCGGCGCTGGCGCTCCCGGCGAGAGGCGACGGTGTCGGCGCGCGACACGCCCTCAAACCACCTGCGGTTCTCGCCGACCGTGGCGTCGAGCGCGCGGTCGAACTGGCGGCCGAGGAACGTGTCGGTCCGGACGCGGGTCAGGTCGCGCACGTTCAGCAGGCCGTCGCCTTCGGAGTCCAGCGAGCGCGCCGCGGCGCCGAAGATCGAGCGCCCGAACCCTTCGGCGGCGTTGTCCATGAACCGCTGGCCCAGCGAGCGCTCCGGCCCCTGAACCAGCCCGCGGCGCATGGCCTCCTCATAGGCCGCCTTCTGCTCCGGCTGCATGATGCCCCGGCGGTAGGCTTCGGCCAGGGCCTGTTGACGCTCGCTCATTGCAGACCCGCCGCGCGCAGAACTTCCTCATCGCTCATCTGGCGCACGGCCGGTCGCTGGCCCGTCGCGGCCCCGGCGATCGCCTGCGTCCGCTGCGCCGTCTGGACTTCGGCCGGCCGCGGCGGTGCGGCGCCAGTGGCCGCAGATCGCGTGGCCGCCGCCGCCACCTGCGAGGCGTAGCGGGTCGAGCCGCCAATCTCCAGCACGTCCTGCAGCACGCGATCGCCGTACCGGCCGAACTGGCGCACGATGTCCTGCGACACCGCCCGCCACGACTCCATGTCGTTGGCCTGCTCGTAGCGCTCCAGCTCGCCGGCATACCGCACCAGCATGTTGACCGGCAGGGCCCGGCGGTCGCCCTGGCGGACACCGGCCCGGTCCTGCGCCGACAGCAGGGCGCTCACGTACGCCTCGCCCTCCCGCGCCGCGCTGACCGCACGGCCGCCGTTGGCCTGCAGCTGCTGCACGCGGGACGCCCACGCCTGCCCAGCCGCGCGCACGGCCGTGTCCCGCAGGACCGACCCGGCCGGGTCATTCCGCTGCGCCTGACGCTGACCGCGGTACGCGTCCCACGCCCGCGTCGCCCGGCCGCCGTTCAGCGCCTCCAGCACCTTGCGCGGGTACTCGGCCGAGCGGGGATTGCCGCGCGCCTCGACGCCGTCCAGCCACGCCTCGCGCGTGATGCTTCCCGACCGCGGGTCGCCGACGCTCCGCAGCCAGCCGTCCACATTGCCCGGTCCGGCGTGATAGGCCGTGACGGCGAGGAAGGTGTCGCCGTTGTAGCGGTCCAGCAGTTCCGACAGGTACGCCTGCCCCAGCTGGCGGCCGTAATCGGCGTCGTTCAACAGGCGGTTGCGGTCGTAGGGCACGCCCAGCCGCTCGGCCATGCGCTGCGCCGTCTCGGGCAGCAGCTGCATGATGCCGACGGCGCCGCCGCCAGCCGGGCCCGGGCCGTCCGGGTCCGCGCTCACCAGCCCGGTGCGGCCGCCGGACTCCACCTGGATCACCGCATTCGTCAGGGCGTCCAGATCCTCGTCGCCGGCGACCACCGGCATGGCGTTGAACCCGCGCGCCGCGGTCCGCGTCAGGATGCGCTCGGCCGCCGCCTCCGGCGACAGGCCGGACAGGTCGCCGACGAGCCCGTTGAACTCGGCGGCATCGGCGCGGGCGCGGTACCAGCGGGCTACCGCCGGGGCGCCGCCCATCTGGCGCACCTGCTCCTCGGTTAGACCGATCCCGCCCTCGCCGAGTTCGATGCTGGCGGCGTCCTCCTCGATCATGCGGTTCAGTTCGCGCTGGCGGCGGTTCTCCTCCTCGGCCGCCAGATTGGCCCGGGCGCGCTCCAGCTGCGTCTCGCGCTGCACCGCCTCGGTCGCCTGCGCTACGGCCAGCTGGCGCTCCTGCGGCGTCAGGGCCATCTCGGGGTCCGCCACCAGCGACTGCACCCGCGCCAGAGCGGCATCGGCGCCGCCGGTGCGAAGCGCCTGCAGCGCGTCCTGCGCGATAAGCCCCGCCTTGAGCCGCCCGGTGATCTCCTCGCGCTTGGCCAGCGCCTCCTCCGAGGACAGGCCGAACGCCGGGTTGCTCTCCAGCTCATCAATGAGGAGGCGCACCTGCAGGATGTTGCCCTGCACCTGATCGCTGTTCAGGGCGGTGGCGAAGTCGGTGGTCTGCCCGAACGCGACGGCCTCCGACACCAGCCGGTCCAGCCGGGCGTCGATGCCATTGCGGGCCTCGGTCAGGTCACGTTCGGCCCGGGCGCTCTGGATGGCCCCCAGGTTGGCGGTCGCACGGCGATCGAAGGTCTGGGCGACGTTGCCCACCAGCCACTCCGGCGACTGCTCGATCAGGGCCGCCCGGCGCGCCTCGGCCTGCTGCTGGAAGGCGTCCGGGTCGAAGGGGTTGGCCACCCGCAGGGCGTCCAGCTCGCGCTCGATGTCGTTGTCGAACTTGGCCGCGGCGCCGCGCTCCAGCGCCCGGTTGTACTCCCGGCCGACGCCCGTGATGGCCATGCGACGCTCGAACCGGCCGGCCGCCGCATCCGCCTCGGCCTGCTGCGCCGCCGCCTCCTGAAGGTTCGGCATCACGAACTCTTCGAACGCCGACTCCGTGATGCGGCTGACACGCTCCAGCGCCTCCGCAGCCGCGCGCTCGCCGATGCCGGCCGAGCCGCTGAAGTCCGCCAGCGGGGTCAGCGAACCGCCAGCGGTGCCGCCCGGGAGGCCGGTGCCCTGCCTGATCGCCATGTCAGTTCCCCCTGCCCGCCGCGAACATACGGCCGGCGCTGATGCCGCCCTCCAGCGCCGACATCGGCACCGCCCACCGGGCCGCGCTGCGGTACCCGCGGGCCGCCATGTTCGCCGAGCTCTGGCGGTTCATCTCCCCGAGGCGCGCGATGGCCTCGGCGCGGTAGGCGTCATCCATGGTGACGCGCCGGATCACGTCGCCGGTCTGGCTGCTCTCGGCCAGCCCTCGCGCCGCCCGGATCGTGTCGATGTTGCCCAGCGTGGCGGCCAGCGCCGCACGCGACTGCTCGCCGATCTGGTTGGACCGGATGCCGGCCATCTGGCCTTCGATGCGCGCGGCCTGTTCCTGCGCCAGCGCGGCACGGCGTTGCTGCACGCCGCCCAGAACGCTGGAGACGAACGACGCACCGGCGAGGAGGGGGATCATGAAGGCCATCAGCGGGCGACCTCAAGACTGTGGCCCAGCAGCGTGAACGGGCCGGGATAGGGATGGGTGAAGGCGACGAAGGGCTCATAGGCCCAGCCGCGGAAGCACGGGGCGCTGGTCAGCTCGTCGCGCAGCGGAGGCGCGGCGTTGGCGTCCTCGCCGCCGCGGTAGACCGGCTGCAGCTTGCCGTCGACGGCCAGATAGCGGCCCTTCCAGCGGACGTGCGCCCGGGTGATCCGCATCTTGCGCCGGCGGTTGCGGTCGTCGGACGCGTCGATCACCGGCCACGGCTCGACCACGCTCTCCCAGCGCCGGCCGATCTGGATGGCGCCGGCCACGTCCGGCACGCCGAAGTCGCCGTCACCGTCCAGCTCGACCTGTCCGACGTAGGAGTCGCCGATCATCAGGTCGCACGTCGCGTTCGCCAGCGCGGCGAAGCGATAGACCTTGTCGGCCGGGATGGGCCCGGACGGCGTCAGGATCGTCTCCGTCGTGGCGAGGCCCTGATAGGCGCCGGAGCCGACCGTCACGGCCGCGTCCATGAACCGGGTGTGGTCGATCACCTCAAGGAAGTAGACATCGGAGCCGTTGACGCTGCGGCGCACGATGGCCCACGCCTCGCCATCCGCCGCCGCCACCGACCGATAGTCGCCGTCCGTCTCCCACCGCACCACGCCGAACACCTCGGCGCCGTCGCTGTAGTAGACCACCACCAGCTCGCCGGTGTCGTTGACGGCATAGACGTAGCGCTCGGGCCCAATGGCCTGCCCGCTGACATAGGCCAGCGACCGCGGCTCAGACACCAGATGCGCCGACAGCTGCGTCACGTCCGCCGTCCGCCAGGAACGCCGCACGTCGCCGGTCGGGAACGCGCCCAGCAGCGAGCCGCCGCCCTCCTCCGCGTAGACGACACCCTCGCTGATCGCCACCGGCCGGCAGTTGTTCGCGCCGTCCGGGCCGACCTCGATCAGCTGGAAGGCGGTCGGGCGGATCGGGTTCGACTCCGACTCCGGGTAGTAGAACAGCTTGCGGCTGGTCATCACCAGCAGCTGCTCGGACGGCATGATGTGCCGCACCGCGCCGGCCGCCTCGTTGCCCAGCTCCTCGAAGAACGCATCGGCGTCGTTCTCGCCGACCGAGAAATCGTCCAGGGCGAACTGCGCCGAGGCCGCGATGCCGAACGGCACCTGCGGGAACCGGCCGAGCCACAGCCGGCCCTTGTGCACGGCCGCGGTCCCGGGATAGCCCCGCACCGCGCTGATCGCCTGCTCGTCCCAGTCCAGCACGGCCGCGTTGGTCGTGGTGGTCTGGGCGGCGGTGTTCGTCGTGGTGGCGGACGGGCCGACGATCGTCTCGCCCTTGGTTCCGTCCCAGAGGAAGTCGGTGAACTTCTGCAGCAGCAGGGTCAGGCTGGTGCCGCTCGGCACGCCGACCACCTCGGCCTCGGCGCTGCTGTCCTTGCCCGTCACCACCTCGCCGACGCTGAACCCAGCGCTGGACGTGACCGGCAGCGTCACGGTCGGCAGCAGGCGCTGGATCACAGTCGCCGTCGCCGACGTGCCGGACGCCACCGCCGTGATCTCAACCTCGCGCTTCTGCAGCCGGAACCGCGTGCCCACATGCCCGGCCACGAACGTCGCCGCACTGGCCGTCAGGGTGATCGACCCCGTGACCCCGCTCGGCGTCAGCGTCACGCCCGGATCGGCGAAGCGGTAGTAGAGCTGGCGGATCGAGCCGCCGATGCCGGAGCCGAACGTCGCGGCGCCCACGCTCCAGACACCGGCCGGCGAGCGCGTGATCTTCTGCGGCGGCATGCCCAGCGCCGTCACGAACGCTTCCGACCCGTACGGCGCCACCACCAGACCCGGCACGACGCCCGCGGTCCATGCGGCGGTCAGGTTGGCGATCTGCGTCCGGTCGCTGCGGCGGTAGACCTTCAGGTTCTCGGCCGTCAGCACTAGCATGTAGGCGACATCGTCGACGGTCATGTCGACCACCCAGCCGTCGCCGTCCAGCGTGGCCAAGCGCGACGAGCCCGGCCGGTTCTCCAGCGCGCCGCCGATCGTGATGCGCATGTTGCGGATGCGCTTGGCGCTAGTCGCACGCGCCTTCAGGTCCGCCCGCCACAGGTGGTCGGGGCTGACCTCGCCGCTCTCGTAGGTCCGCTGCTCATACTGCATCGGTCAGCGCCCGATGTCCCACGAGCGGCTGCGCATCCGGGCCCGCGTCAGATCCCACTCGCTCGCGTCCGGCGAGGTGCTGGACCGCTGCGACCGGACCCGCGCCTTCTGCGCCTTGGCCATGCCGGCCTGCTCGTCGCGGTTGCCCTCGGTCGTCTGCTCGGCGATCGCCTTGCGGAAGACCGCCTCCATGCGCTTCTGGACCGCCATGGCGAAGTCCGCCGACCAACGGTCCTCGTCCACCCGGTACGTGCCCAGCGCGTACACCACGTCGTCCTCGACCATGGTCAGCACCGCGGCCATGGTGTCGGTGTCGCGCTCCTCGTGATCGACCCGCAGGCCATTCGCGTCCTGCACATAGGTCAGCGCCAGCAGGCCCACCGGCTTGCCCCACGCCTTCCGCCACGGCCGCTCCGGCGTGAACTCGATCGCCGTCATGGCCACCGCCCGGCGCGCCCACGGCCAGGTGTGCTCGCACAGCATCTCCTCGACGATGGCCTCGTAGTGCTCATCGGTCAGGCGGGCGACCTCCTCGTTGTCGTCGATCGACACGAGGGCGCCGTTGCCCGTGATGGAGGCCGCGCGCTTGATGATCTCGATCTTGGAGGTGGCCATGTCAGCACCCTCACGCATGGCCGCACATGCGGGAATGCACCCGCGCCCACGAAAAAGGCCCGCCGGCGTGAACCAGCGGGCCAGTCTTCAGGGAGGGAGGGACGCTTACTCGGGGGAGCCTTCGGCCAGCAGGGCCTTCAGCTTTTCGGTCGACGCACCGGCGAAGAAGGTCACGCCCTTCTCGCGCAGCGACGCGATGATCTCGGCACGCTCGGCCTCTTCCTCCGGCGTGCGCTTCTTGGAGCCGCCGGGCTTGCCGTCGCCGTCGCGGTCCAGCGCCTCGACCTGGGCCGGGGTCAGCTTGCCGTTGGCCTCGTCGACCTCGCGCTCGATGGCCTCCAGCTTCTCGGTGCCGCCACCAGGGACGGTGCGCGCGTCGGCCAGATCATCAACCGGCATGGGCAGGCCCTCGCCGGCCATGACCTTGTTGACCTCGGGCGCCGGAGCGACCGGGGCCGGCAGACCAGCGCGCTTGCGCCAGTCCGCCTCCTCGATCCGCTCATCGGCCGGGCAGGACTCGCCGATGCCGTAGCGACCATCGCCGCGGGCGACGATGTCCTCGGCGTTCAGCTCGGTCGTCAGCCAGACCTCGCCGGTGACGCGATCATAGACCTTGACGTGCATGGCTCAGGCCACCACCGCCGGCGCCATGAAGGCGACATAGGTGACGGACGGGGTCGTGCCCGCCAGCACCGCACGGATGCGGAAATAGCGGTAGACCGTGCCGCCCTGCTCGTTGTCGGCGAGGATGGTGTACCGGCCGGTCGCGCCCACGGCGATGGAGCCGAGCTGCTGGTTGCCCGAGGCGAAGGTCGCGCTGTTCGAGCCCTCGAAGATGAAGTCGTAGGTTTCATCGGTCGAGGCCAGATCGAGCGCCGACACGTTGATGACGACCGCGACCGGGAACCGGCCGACCGGCGAGGCGGTCGACTCGGTGTCGAAGATGCGGGCCGCGCTGGCGACGACGCCGGCCGCCGACGAGGTCACGGCAGCGGCGCCATCGTGCAGCAGCAGCGACGCGTCGTAGGGGTACTGGATGGGCATGGCCCTGTCTCCTGTGGTCGGGCGATCAGGCGGTGATCGCGGCGTCGGTGATCGAGGTGAGGCGGATGGCGCAGAACGGGTGTTCGAGGCGGATGCCGCAGTCCCACTCCGTGCGGGTCAGGAACTTCGGCTCGGTCTGCATCTCGCCCAGATCCTCGGCCTCAAGCGGAGCCGCTTGGAAGCCGGAGAACATGCCGGACTTGATCGACAGCACGTAGATCGAGCCGGTGACGGCCGAACCGCCGCCCTGAGCGACCTCGTCGAACGGCAGCAGGGCGCCGTCCGCCTCGTTCTCGTAGCCCACCAGGATCGGCAGGTTGCGGTACGAGGTGATCAGGTTGCCGAAGTCGTCCTTGGTCTGGTCGACGTAGCCGCCGACGCCGGTGTTGCGGCCAGCCTGCGTCAGCCGGGTGCGCAGCGCCTTCGACATCAGCAGGTGGGTCGGCTCGGTGCAGGTGTCGATCGAGCGGTCGAGGTTGTAGAGCGACAGCGCGGCGCCGCCCGACGAGGCGGTGTTGTGGCGCAGCGCGGTGCCGGTGATGCGGCGGCGCAGGCCATCGAACTGCTTGGGGTTCGTGGCGTTGTTGCCCGACAGGATCGCGGTGGTGATGCCGCGGGTCAGGGCCTTGACCTGCATGCGCTCCTGACGCGACCGCTGGCTTTCGCCGTGGCGGCGCACCAGCGCCTTGTCGACCTTGATCTCGCCGCCGGCGATGAAGGTCTGCTCGATCAGCGGGTTGATGACGCCGGTGGTCGGCGTGTACGTCTCGTTGATCCCGCGGAAGGCGATGCCCGGCAGGGTGTCCTCGCGGCTGTAGCGGTACAGGCCGCCCGCCACGGTTTCCCACGGCATGGCGGCGATCAGGTCCGACGACTGCGCATACAGCTCGACATAGGCGCGCTGGACAGAGTCGGCGGGCAGGGTCTTGGCGTATTCGCCGAGGGTCATGGCGGTGGCCATTGGGAGTCTCCTTAAGCGGCCTTGTTGCGCCTGATCGCCTCAAGGCGGGACAGGCCGAAAGTGTTGTCGAGTTCGCTGGCCTTGGCGGCCGCGAGGCCACCGGGCGCCGAGGGGTCGGAGCGCAGGGCGATGATCGCCTCCAGCGCCGCGACACCGCGCAGGCCGATGTTGTCCAGCAGCGCGCCGGCCTTGTCGGTCGGCAGGTTCGCCTTCACCCAGTTCTGGACGGCGGCGATGCGCTGGTCGGCGTTCTCGCCGAGGGCCTTCTTGTCCTCGACGAACTCGTTGACCGCGACCTGCTGCTCGCCGATCCGGCGGCGGGCCTCGGCGTCCAGCAGCTTCTGCCACGCGGTCTTCGGCAGCTTGTGCTCGTGCGCCCAGTCACGGATCTCCTTGGTGAAGGGGTCGTCGGCGTCGAGGTCGACCTTGAAGCCCTCCGGCACGGTCACGGCCTCGGACAGGGCCAGCTCGTAGCCATCGGCCGCTTCCGGCACGTCGGCCCGGGCGGCGTCCAGTTCGGCCTTCAGCGTCAGATGCGCGTCCAGCAGGTCGGCGACCTTCACGCCGGCGGCGTCATCCCAGAACTCGTCGGGCAGTCGCTCGGGGCGGACGGGGCCGGCAGCGGCGGCGGACGCTTCGGCTTGTACGGGTTGGGCGGCGGCGGCGGTTTCAGCCGCGCCTCCCTCGACCGCTGCGACGGGCGCGGCGACAGCTTCGGCCGGGGCGGCTTCACTCGTCGGGTTCGCGGCGGCGTCGGTCATCGTTCACCTTTTCTCGGAGCTTCTTGAGCTCTGCGAAAAGCGTGCGGCGACCCTCGATCATCAACAATGCACTCACGTTCGGCGCGGCCCGGTCGACCGTCTCGCCGTCGATCCGCTCGCCGAAATAGGCCAGCAGGTCGTCCCATTCCGGGTGTGACGTGAGGCGCACCAGGGCGTTGAGCATCTTGTCGTCGAACACCGGCGGCGGGGTCTGGCGCCGGCTGGCCTTGATCTCGTCGAGGCGGTTCGGCATCAGGCGGCTCCGGGCGGCGGGCCGGCAGGCGCACCAGCAGCGGCGGGGTCAGCCTGACCGAGCACAGCGCCCAGCAGCGGGTCGACCGCCTCAGCCTCACGCACCACGATCAGCTTGTCGTTCAGCCGCGAGCGCATCTGCTCCAGCGTCTGCGCGCCGTCGACATACGCGGCCATGACCTGCGGGCCGAACACGGCGTTGCCGAACTGCAGCAGCTGCTGCGCCGTCTGGATTTCCTCAAAGTCCTGCTGACGCGACAGCGGGTTCTGCGGGCGGACCCGCACCGGCGCCCGGCCGTCCAGCGCGATGTACGGCTCGATCGAGCCGCGCTTCACCAGCAGGTACTCGAACCGCTGGACGATCGCGATGACGCCCTCGGAGTAGAGCTTGCCGGTCGGCATCTCCAGCCGGCGCCCCTCCTCGGCCTTCTCGTCCATCCACTGTCCGAGGGTCGGCGGGGTCTTGCCGCGCTGGCGGGGCCCGTACTGGAACCCGGCCCGGCGGATGCTGTCCTGCAAGTAGCCCTGCTCGTAGTAGGCCGCCTCGATCCGGCCCGGCTCCAGCCGGTCGAGCTTCGACCCGGGCAGGCGCGGGATCCACATGCCGGCGCCGACGCCGCCCTCGGGGTTCAGCACGCCGTCGTCGTCGTACACGGTCGGCGGGTCGACCACCTTGCCGAGGTTCTTCAGGACCAGATAGCGCTCCTGATCCAGCGTCAGGGCGTCCGGCACCGCCTTCAGCAGCGGGCCCAGCCCCCAAGCCGAGGCCGAGTGCGTGCGCCAGCGGCTGACGAGGATGGGGCAGGAGCCGACGCCCTTCAGCTTCTCCTCGTAGACCAGCACGTCGTCGGCGCAGACGCGCCACAGCCAGATTTCGTCGCCCGGGTCCGGCACCAGCGTCGCGGACAGCAGCATGCGGACCTTGCGCTGGCCCTGCTCGGGGTTCGCCGCGTCCTTCCGGTCCTTCGGCGACCAGTTGTAGGTCGGCCAGAACGCCACCGCCTCGGCGATCGTCCAGACGCACTCGCGGGCCCGGAAGTTGACGCCCTTGGCGCCGCGGCCGATCAGCAGCTGCGACGGCGGGATGGCCTCGCAGTAGATGGGCTGGCCGGCGCCGGGGTCCGTGATGATCAGGCCGGACGTGCCATGCGCCTGATCAAGCGCCCACTCCCCGGCCGCCTCGTCGTAGAAGTTGGAACCGCGGATGGCGTCGAAGATCGCGGTCGAGCGCTCCTTCAGCGGCTCCTTCAGCCGCTTCTTCTCTTCGTCGCGCAGGCCCTCCAGCGGCGCATACGTCAGCCAGTCCGCATGCCGGGGCATCAGCTTGCCGATCAGGTCCGACCCGAAGTCCTCGTAGACCTCCTGCAGCGTCGTATCGAACAGGTCGTCGATCTCCTCGCCGCGGTCGTTGGCCGTGACGAGGTTGTCTCCGATACGGGGGCGCGACGGGTCGGCCAGCTGCAGGAAGCGGTTGATCTGCTCCTGACGGTTACGCCGGTCGCTCTTCGCCCGGGTGACGTGCGCCGCCAGATCGGGGGGCATCTTCGCCATCAGGCCACGACCCTCGCCGACTCGTACGAGCCGAAGTCACCGCTGGAGCCGCCGCCGAAGAACGAGCCGCCGCCGGAGTAGCTGGACAGCGGCACGAACGAGCCGCCGCCGACAGTCGCGTTGCCGCCGCCCGGCGAGACGCCCGACAGCGCGGCGCGACGGCCCAGACGCCGGGTGCGCCGGCGCGTCTCGTCGTCCAGCACGCTCTGGGTCTGAGTCACGAACGCGGACTCGGCACGAGCTTCCTCGCGCTCACGAGCCGCCTTCAGCGACGGATCTTCAGCTGGGGCTTTCGCTCGGACCACGGGGGAACACCTGTTCTGCGCCTGCCCGTACAAGGTCGCGCCTCAGGCCCCTCGGCGTGAATGCACCGGACCTCAGACCGACCAGCCGCTTCACCGTGCCGACACAGAACAGGCCCGGCGTCAGCACGCTCGCCTCGCGCCGGCCGGCCAGCTTCCACACCTCGGCGACCTGCCGCACCCCGGCCACCCACGCGTCGAACTCGGCGCCCGGCGCCAGGGTGAACACCTCGGTAAAGCGCAGGTGCGGGTCCACCACGATCCAGCTGCGGCCGTCGAAGGCGAACGCGAACACATGGCCCCACGGCGTCCGGGCCGGGCGGATGGCCACGTACCAGTTCAGCGGCCCGATGCGCTCGACGGCGTCCGTGATCACCGGCGCAGCACCTGATACCGGCCGGGCCGGGCGGCGCCCCTCGCATAGACGTTCGCGCTGGCCAGCGTGTTCACCGGCTTCGGCCGCACGTCCCGGCCGACCATGGCGCGGCTCTCCCCGGCGCCCATCAGCACCTCGATGTGCGCGTCGACCGGGTGCGAGAACGGGCCCTTGTGCGGCTCGTCCTCGTACACCGGGGCGCCGGACACCTTCTTGCGCCGGTAGCAGTAGCCGCCGCCCATGCCGGTCGTCAGCACCGGGCACGCCTTCGGGTCGTACAGGATCGCCGGCTGGCCATGCACCATGCGGTTCAGCAGGTGCGTCATCGTCTCGATCCGCGGTGTCCGCCGGTTGCCGCTGTCCGCCTTGCGCACGAACATGCCCTCGGCCTTCCAGACATCGAACGCGGTCCGGTCGTCGACCTCGCTGCGCTTCGCCTCGCCCGAGGGGTCTCCCCAGAACTCGATCGTCGGGCCGTCCGGCCGCATCCACGCCGGCCAGTTCTGCGTCAGCCAGCGCTTCACGATCGGCGCGAACTCCACCGCCGCCATGTTCTGCGCCACCTTCTCGCCCAGCACGAACCAGCGACCGCCGACGTTCTGCATCACCACCGCGGCAGGCTGGCGCCCGAAGTCCAGCCCCACATGCAGCGGCACGTCCGGCATGGCCCGCAGCGGCTGCTTCGCGATGTGGGTGTCGCGGACGAACTGCGGGAACACCGGCCGGCCCGACTGCTGGATCAGCACCCGGTTCATCAGCTCGGCGTCGATCTCGTCCTTGGTCCGGCCGGCCAGCAGCGCCCGCACCGCCTTTTCGCCGATGAACTTCAGGTTCTCGGCCGCCGGGTTGATCCGGTAGTCGACGACGTTGCCCTGGGGGTCCACCTCCTCGATGAACCACGGGGGCTGCATCAGAAACTCCCACTCCTCCGGCTTCTCGTGGGCCCTGCGCTCGCTGTCCGTCCACTCCTCCGGCATGGGCGTGTCGCCCCGCATGATCGGCACCCAGTGGCCGAGCGGCGGCGCGTTCATGTCCAGCTGCAGGAACTTCGGCCCGTCCGGCCGCGGGTACCAGCCCGTCCGCGACAGCAGCACCACACAGAAGCGCCGGGTGTAGAACTGCGCCTCGTTGATCCAGGCGCCGGTGTACTCCCGCGACATCAGGCTCGGGATGTCCTCCTCGCCGGCGAAGGACTCGAACGTCACCTCGGCCTCGACATCGCCGAACTTCAGCTCGTGCTTGAACGGCGCCGTCCAGTAGAACCGGCCGTAGACCTTCTCGGGGAACCAGCTCAACCACGTCGGGATCGTCGACGCCTCAAGGTCCGGGTAGCTGTTCCGGACGATCAGCCACCGCGAGCGGCGGATCCCGTCATCGTCCGGCGGGACCGCCTGCATGGCCTCGTAGATGCGCATGATGCTTGCGGTCGACGTGCCGGAGCGGATCGGCCCCTGAATGCACGACAGGTCTTTCGCCCGGCCCGGCGCCGCGGTGTACGGGTTGCTGGCCAGGTAGCGCTCAAGGTTGATGCCGTCCGGCTCGTACTGCCTGCGCGTTGCCATGGCCGCACACTGGCGCGGCGCACTGGCGCCCTGAATGCACTGTGCCCGGCGGGATCACCACCGGGCACAGGAGACCCCCACAAAATACTTGGGGGTGAGGGGGTTACTCCTCCCCGAACGACCAGACGACGCCGAGGCCGTCGACCAGGACGCCCTCGGCCCGAAGCGGGACCATCGACGCCGGCTCCTCGAACGGCAGGCCGTTCACGACCTCGCCGTAGTAGGGCACAGCCCACTGACCGAAGGCGTCGTTGCGGATGTAGGCGTAGTCGGTGCCCGGCTCGATGTTGGCCTGATAGTGGGCGTTGGCGGCGTCCTTGTAGGCGGTCGCCTCGGCCTGCCGGGTCGACGGGAACAGTACGATCTTGGACATGGTCACAGGTTCCTTCGCGGAAGCGCCCATTGATAAAGCCATGCGGCTTGCTCGGCCGTGAGCGGATCGGTCACGAGCACGTCTCGGATCAGGCCCTGCCAGAACTGCAACGACCCGTTGGGGATCGCGCCGATGGCGAACTGATTTCGATTGGTCGAAAGCGTCGCGGCGGCAGTGTCTCGGGACAGATTGTCGACTTCCACGGCGATGCTACTTACGCCGAAGATCGCGCGAAGAACGTGACGCGTCGTCAGTGCCGCGCCACCGCCAGCTACGGAAATGTTGCCCGACGTGGCTTGCAGGATGTTCGTGGTCGAGGTGTTGCGCCGCAGGCGGCGGTCAGAGCTGAAAACACCGTCGCCGTATGAGGCCCCCACGCGCGCGCCAGCGTCGGTGACGAGCGCCGTGTTCTGGCCGATCAACCAGATTTCGGACGCGCTGCCCCCGGCCGGGAAGGTCGTCGGCGCGAACATGTTCAGATAGTCGTCCACGCCGTCGAACTGGATAGCGCGCGCACCGCCGAAGCCCGCATCGCTCACGGCGGGCCGTGTCGACGATGTGCCAGGATTGACGACGTACCCGGCGACCTCGTCGGCCCACGCGGTAACTGAAACGCCCGATACCGTCGTGCGCGCCGGGTTGTCGCTCGACCACCATCCCTTCAGCGCAGCGCCGAGAACGGAGACGGGCGTCTGAGCCCCCCCGCCCTTGCCAGGGTTGAGGGCGGCATACCTCAGCGACGCCGACCTCACAGCTCCACCGTCTCAACGTCGATCGTGAACACCTCGGCGCTCCCAGGCGTGTAGGCGCCGCGAGCCTCCAGAGCCACCACCAGGTCCAGATCCCGCGGCGTCACGATCTCGCCGCCCCGAAGCGGCACGTCGATCCCAAGCGCCCCGTCCGTGTACGCCCGGTCCATCGTGATGTCCGACGCCCCGAAGTACCCCAGCGCCCGGTTCGTCGACCACGCGGCGTTGTCCCCGTTCGCAAACGTCAGCCCCACACCCGGCACCAGCGCGTAGAAGTGAACCCGGAACGCCGCACCCGTCAGACCCGACGTGCTCTTCACCAGCCGCACCCGCCGGATCAGCTGCGAACCACCCGCCTCCTGCGCCGGACGAAGCACCAGACGCTGCACAGACCCCGCGGTCGTGCTGTTCGCCACCAGATCACCCGAAGCGTACGCGGTCGTGTCCGCAGGGCGCGTGAAGCTGACAATCGGCATGGGAGCCTCCTTCAGCCCAACATGCGCGGTCAGCGCGGCGCCCTGAATGCACCGAGGGGGAGGTCGCTGAGAGGCCGGGCGCTACTCCGGCTGTCCTGTTCATCGTTCCCCGACTTTGCGCTCGGCACAGGACTGCCGGTCGGGGGTCTTTCCGCGTGTCTCCAGCCTCGCGCGCCCGGACGCTCTTCGACCGGGACTGGTGCGCTGGCAGCTTTCCACGCCGCTCTCAGCGCGATCACCCTACCATACCGCCGCCAGACCGCCAGACCGACCGCGCATCAGGGGTGGGGGCGCACAAAAAATCCGCGACACCCCTCCAGACATCCAGACCGCCCTCATGAGGGGTAGGGGGGCAGAGTTTTGCGCGGGACCCCCGTTGGTGTGTCATGGGCCCGGCTTTTCCCCCCCGGGGGGGTGTCGGGGCGCCGAGGCCGCGCCGGTCACTGGTCGCCGTCAGGGCCCGCGATGAACCCGCCGGCTGGCCTCCCTGACGCCTCCGGACCCGTATCCAGTCGGGATGTCTCGCCTTCGATCAACACCTTAGCCTCGCAGGGAGACTGACCGCCTGTCAGTTGCTCGCCGTACGGGTCGCGCCGGGTCACGATCACCAGCCGATCCGCGTTGCCGACGTTGATCATAACCGACGCCTTGTCGTCGTACTCCGGGAACAGCGCGCGGACCTGCTGCGACCACGCGCCGGCGGGGAACTTGTTGTCTTTCTCGCCGATGGCCAGCCGGGGTTGCCGCGTCCACCAGGCCTTGGCCGTCGTGCGCGCGCGTTGGAGCGCGGTTTGCAAGTCGGCATGCGCCTTCGCCATCTCTGCCAGCCCCTCTTCGGAGAGTGCCCAGTGGTCGGCGAGTTCGACGAAGGTCATTCCGATTGCGGCGAGCTGGATGGCTTCGTCGCAGAGGTCGGGGGTGTAGGTGACGGGGGTGGCGCGTCGTTCGGTCGGTGTGGTGTTGGCCTCGCGGATGCGTTCCAGGGCGGCTTGTGCTCTGGCTTGTGCGAGGGGTCGGCCGGCCATGGGTTGCGGTGCCTGCTGGTGGTGTTGTGGGTGCGGTTGCCGTGGTGGATGGCGGGGGCGCGCGAGGCGTGGGTCGGGCGGCCTTCGCGAAGGATGCGCGATTTTTCGAAGCGGCGACAATGCACTCTGGCCAAATGCCCGCCGCTACTGGGTTTGAGCCGGATCAGGCGGGGTTGACACGCGGTCTGCGAATGTCGCCTGATCGGACACTATGGCCCCCCGAGCGCCCAAATCAGTCGCGCTGGCGGCGTTCTCCGAAGCCCTGTTCGGGCCGGTGTGGGCGGCGAACGTGGCGCGGCTGACCGGCGCCCATGTTCGGACGGTGCAGCGGATCCGCGAGGCGGCCAGAGAGGGCCGCGAGCACCCCAGGGCGGCTGACGTTGCGGAGAGACTGGCCGAGGCGGTGGCGACACTCATGGCCAGTGCGGAGGCGATGGCGCCGGTGCAGCCGACCCGGAAGCGCCACAGGCGGGCGAAGGTGGCGCCTATCGCAGGTCCGGACGGCTCGCGAGAAACGCGGCCCGCTCCTCCGGCGACATGACGCGGGCGGGCTGGCGCTTGGTGTGTGTCCATGCGCCGGCCACGACGGCGCCGACCGGGCGAGCGGCGTCACTCGGCTTCAGCGGCTTGGCGCGGGTCCAGTTCAGGGCCATGGCGCATCGCTACCGCTGTTCGGCCTGTGTGTCACGCGCGCGGCCCTATGTACGGGCATGCGGCGCCATGTAGGGCCGCGGGCTTGTGCGGAAAAATGCGCACAAGGCGCTTGACAGGGCGCGGGGCTTGTGCGTAGTGTTGCGCATGGTTCGCCACGGGGCGAGCCGGAACGCATGGAGACGAAACCATGACCCTCTTTTCCGACATGACCGCGAACGCCCGCCTGGGTTGGCTCTTGTGGGCCCGCGAGCACGATTGGGGGCGCAATGCCCGCATGACGGAAGACGGCCGCCTGACCGGCGTTTCCTGTCTGGTGTCGCACCGCGACGGCTCCAGCACGGTGGAGCGGCCGACGTTCACCAACTCGCGCGACCTCAAAGCCTGGGCGGGATATTGACCATGTCGGACCTAACCCTAGTCGCGCACTTCAACGCCTTCACTGGCCAGCTGCAGGGCGGCTATCTCATGGCCCGCAGCACGAAGCGCAAGATCGGCGCGACCATGACGCCGCGCGCGGTGCTCGATTACATGCTGGCGCATCCGAACGCCCGCGTCGAGCCGATCAAAGCCTAACCCCTCAACCGACCGGACGCCGCGCGCCTCCGGTCCATTGAGCGGCTAGACCCTCACCCTGACCGCATGGAGCGGCGGGGAACGCATGGAGACGATGAAGTGACCACCATTGACCCCAAATCCATTGAGCCGCTGTTTCACGCGCTGACGTTCTACCCTGACCGTCGCGCGAAGCTGGAATGCGAGGAGCTGGACCGCCGCCTTGACGAGATCAGCGCAAGGGCGGCCGAGCTGCAGGCGATGCCCGGGGCCGGCGAGATCGGCGCCGACATCGTCGCGAACCTGCGCGATCGTCACATCACGGCCACGCGTGCCTATTGGGCCGCCGAAGGCCGGTGCATGTCCTCTATGATCACGGGCCCGGCCAACTTCCCTGTGGCGCGGAACCAGAAGCGCCTGGACGTGGCGCACAAGCGCATGAACGAAGTGCAGGCGCACTTGCAGGCCGCAAAGCGTCGACTGGAGCGCATCGCCTTCCCGCATGGCATTGGCGACGCCATCCGATCGGCCGATCCTGACGCCTTGGACAAGCTGCGCGCTGAGCTCGCCGATGCGCGCCAGTGGCACGACATGGCCAAGGCCGCAAATGTCATTCTGCGCAAGCACGGCGCAGATGCACGCCCCCACCTGCAGACCGCCGGCATTCGCGCCGACGTGATTGAGCGGGCGATGTGGCTGGCGCCCAACGGAAAGCCGTGGGGCCTCAACACGGCGAACAGCCTCGCCCGCGTCAAGCGGATTGAAGATCGCATCGCCGGGCTTGAGCGCATGAAGGCGCGCGGGACTGTGGAGCGCGAAGCGGAGGGCGTCCGCATTGTCGAGAATGCCGAGGCGGCCCGCCTTCAGCTGATCTTCCCCGGCAAGCCTGACGCCGCGACGATCGCCAAGCTGAAAGAGAACGGCTTTCGCTGGAGCCCGCGGGAGGGCGCATGGCAACGCCACCTCAACAACGCGAGCCGCTGGGCTGCTGAACGAGTGCTGAAAGCCGCCTGACCGCCCCGCTTACCCGCCAGCCGATGCGCTGGCGGGCTTGCCGGTCGGTTAGACCGCGTCCCGCAATGGAGCGGGGCGAACGCTATGGAGCGAAAGACGATGACGAAACAAGCCGCCCTGTCCCTCTATCGCAAGGCCGAGGCCATGGCCGGGCAAGAGGGGAGCCGCAAGCGCTGGCGCATGGCCGCGCATGCCCTGGCGCCGCTCACAGACGACGCCGCTGCACAGGTCGCCTATGCGACGGCCTGCGCCTCTCACAAGCGCCATGACTGGCGTCTAGCGGCCCGTGCCCTTGCGGCGGCTCTGGAGGGCCGCCAGATGGCCGAGGCGGCCCGTCCGGTATCCGCACCCGTCCGAACCACGCAAGGCCCCTCCCTGGTCGAGTTTCTGGCCGTTGCGGGCATGCGCGACGAGGGTGGCGAGCTGGCGCGCATGGATGCGCAGCTATGGCACCGCGACCGCGCGTTTCGGCGTCGGCTGATCCGGGCCGACGGCATGACGTACGACGCCGCGTGCGATGCGGCATGGGAACGGGGCTATTTCGACCACGTCCCGGCGCCGACCTGGAGCGGATCCGAGAACATGCACGCCGTTACGCCGGCCATGCTGTTTGAGGCCATCCGGCGCGAGCTGGCCGGCCGCCCGGTGTATGCGTGCGAGGCGCCGGAGCTGGACGCGCTGGACGATCCATGGGCGCCGCCGATCGACTACGCGTTTCCGGGCGACGACCCGTTCTATGCGGAGGCCGCTTGATGTACGTCCGCGCCCCCTTTGCCCCTGACATGATCGAGCGCGCCCGCGGCTCCGAGTTCCTTTGTCGCGTCATGGCATGGATCGAGCCCGGACGGGCCGGCGTGGTTTGCCACTACTGGGGCGCCCATGCCGAGGCCATGAGGCACGCCCGCGACATGGTCGCATCATGCGGCCCAGGCCATTGGATTGAGGGGCAATGGCTGGCCCGCTTGGCCTCCGAACCCGTCACCCTCGCAGACGGCGCCGCAGATCAATCCCTGATACCCGGCGTCGCTCCCGTCCCTCTCACGGCGCGCCAGTGCGAACAGGAACGCCGGCGCCGTGAGGCTCGCCGCGGCCATGCCGCCTTGCCATGCGGCGGGCTATGGGATGAAACCGCCATCAACCAAGGGAGCCTGTTTTGACCGATCAACCCTCTAACGCCGCCCTGCTATGCGAAGCGGGGCGGCTGCTGTTCGGGCCAGCCTGGCAATCGGAGTTGGCTCGAACCCTCGGCGTCAGCCTGCGCCGGGTCCAGTACTACGCCGCCGACGCTCGCCAGCCGCCCGCGACCATGCTCGCCGAGGTGGCCGGCCTGCTGGCCAGGCGCTCGGACGAATGCCGGGACATGGCGCAGCGGCTGCAGAACGCGGCCGGAGTCGCGCCGCCCGCATAGGCGCACAGGCGCTTTGACTGGGCTCGCCCATGTCATCCGCGCCACGCCGCCAGCACCGCCCACGGATCACGCATCGGCCCGCCCTCGCAGCGCTCGACGAGCTGCGGGGGCGTCTGCGTTGTGGCTCCCCGTGCGATCGGCCGGCGCTTGTCGGCGCGCTTCCCTGCCCTGCCTCGCCGTGAGCCCATGCCGCATTCGTCCATCCAGTGCGCGACCTGCTGGCGGACCTGGTTGAGCTGGGCGTCCGGGTCACGCGGGGATCCGCTGATCGGGAACTTCGCTCGCAGCTGGCCGCACCGTGTGGTGACGACGACGGCGGCATGGGTGCGGCCGTGCTGGAAGGTGCAGACGAGGCCCCGCGGTTCCAGCATGCCGGCGATGACGGCGAGTGCGTCGCGGTGGTGGCGCTTCATGCCGCGCCCTCCTCCAGCAGGTGCTTCGGCACGCGGCACCCCGGCTCCCCAGGGCGAGGGCCGTACATCGCCTCGATCCATGAGCGGTCGGCCTGCCACCAGCTGAGGCGTCGGCGCCAGTCGGCGTCGGTTTCGGCGTCATCGCTCTCCGACTTGGCCGCCTGCCCGGTCGACCACTCGCGCCACCTGTCCTCGGCGATCATGCGGTGCACGCCCTTGGCGTAGGCGCCGCCGTCCTTCGAGGCGTCCGGTGATTGCCAGTAGCGGTTCAGGCTGGCCACGATCTCGTCGGGGTCGCCGCCGCGCTTGATGGCTGCAGCGAGCGCTTTGGTCGTGTCGGCTCGGCTGGACCTCTCCCGGGCCTTCTGGGGGGCAGACGACCAGACCTTGTCGATCAATCCATCGGGGAGCGCAGCGCCTCGCGCGCGTTTACTCTCCGAAGGAGAGTTATGTGACTGTGACTGTCTATCGATTTGCGATGCGTCGGCCACTGGCAAATCGATGGCATCGCCATAGCATTTGCTATCGTCCTGCCACCGCTTTGCCGCACCGTTGGCACCGGCCTTGCGACGCTTCTCGCTCACCTCCCGGCTTCGCTTCAGTTCCTCCTCGATGCGGTCGTGCATGTAGATCGGAGCGCCGGCGCCGCCCGGCATCGTCCAGAAGGACAGCACCTCGGCCTTGATCTTCCGCCATTGCGCGAGGGGCATCCGCGTGATGCGCGCCAGCTGCGCATCGTCTGACGGGATCATGCCGTCGTTGGTCCAGGCATGCATGATGAGCAGCAAGTACGCGCCGTGCTCGACGGTCGACAGGTGCATCGTCTTGCGCAGGTAGTCGGACACGTAGAGGGGCATCCACACGTCGGTCTTGCCCATCAGTACCTCTCCTCATTTTCGATGATGTCGAACTCGGCCAGGTACCGCTGGCGGGTCGTGCCGACGCTGCCCTCGCGGTTCTTGGCGCAGATGACCTCCATGACGCGCAGGGCGTCGTGCACGGCCATCTCGTGATCTTCGCGGGACGTGCCGCGACGGGGCCCCTCGCGCTGCAGGTAGTAGGCATCGCGGTAGGTGAAGAGGACGGCCGAGGCGTCCTGTTCGATGGATCCGGACTCGCGCAGGTCGGCCAGTGTCGGGCGCTTGTTGTCGCGCTCCTCGACCCGGCGGGAGAGCTGCGACAGGAGCAGCACGGGGCAGGCCAACTGCTTGGCCAGCTGCTTCAGCCCCTTCGTGACCTGCCCCAAGGCGATGGTCTGGTTCATGCCGTCGCCGAGGCGGGGCAGTTCCATGATCTGCAGGTAGTCGATCACGGCCAGCCCGATGCGGCCGCGGCGGGACAGGGCGATGAGGCGCCGGCGCACATGGTCTAGCGTGAGCACGGACGTGTCGTCGAGCAGCAGGTTCTGCGGCACACGCGCCTTGGCCTGAGACAGCAGCGCGCGCTCCTCGGACGTGAGGTCACGGCCGCGCTTCATCGACTGGTAGGCGACGCCCTGCCCGCTGATCTCGTGCGAGAGGGCGGACAGGTTGCGCCGGCTGATCTGGCGCCGGTCCATCTCCAAGGCGAAGAACGGGAACAGCAGGCCGGGGTGACGGCGGGCCGCGGCGAAGGCGATGTTGCGCGCGAGGGCGGACTTGCCCATGCCCGGCCGGCCGCCCAGCACGATGAGCTCGTTAGGGAACAGGCCGCCGAGGGCCTTGTCGACACAGTCCAGCCCGATGAGCAGGCCCGGCGAGTGTCCGGACGCCGCTTGCTCGTCCAGCTCGTCGACCAGTTCGCCGGCCGCCTGTCTGGCGTCGACGAGGTGCTGGCCGTCCGGCGCCGCGCCTTGGATGAGCCCGCCGATCGTCTCGGCCGTGGCTGACAGCAGGCTCACGGGGTCCGGCTCGGTGGCGGCCAGCGTGCGCAGCGAAAGACCGATCTCGCAGGCGCGCCGCCGCGTCCATGCCTCCACGATCAGCCGCGCATACTCCGGCGCGTTGGACGGCGGCGGGCATCGGTCGACGAGCTCGGCCAGGTATCGCAGGCCGCCCATGGGCGCGAATGCCGGGTGCGCCTGCAGCGAGGCCATGAGCGTGGTCGGCTCGGCCAGCCTGCCCTCTGCGACACGGTCGCGGATCAGGCCATACAGGTCGCGATGCAGCGGCTCGTAGAAGTGCTCGGCGTCAAGGATCCCGGCGACACTGGCGAGCGCGTCGTTCTGGAACATGAGCCCGCCGAGGAGCGCCTGTTCGGCCTCCAGTGCGTGCGGAGGGGCGATGTCGGCGGTTGCCGTCACACCGCCACCACCTTCCCGCCTCGGACGGTGACGAGCTGGCCTTCGCGCAGGTCTGCGACGACGGAGCCGGGGCCGTCTCCGCGCTTCCAGGTGATGACGGCGACGAGGTTTCCGTCGCGGTTGGAGTACACGCGGGCGACGGTGCCGCGCGGTTCGGGCGTGGACATGGGGTCAGGCTCGTTGTTCGGGCTGCTGCCAGCTGAAGCGGCGGGGCGGTGACGCTTTCGGTTGCCGCGTCGGCGCTCGGGATCCGGTCCGCTCGGTGCGATACCGCCAGACGGCGATGTCCAGCTCCTCGACTGTGACGCGCACACCCTCGGCAATCTCGGCCATGGACCGGCCCGCGCAGAGTTGGCGCCATATCCACGCGCCCGGCATGGAGGCGACGACTTCCTCGCGGGGGGTCATGCGCCCCCCCCCCAGCGCCGCGACCGAAGCGCCCATGTTGAAGTGTGAGTTCGTCAGGACCACTCGATCACCAGTGAACCGAATGAGGTTGTGCCCGCAGAACCCGGGCGCCGCCTTGAGCTCGACCCGCGCGAGGAGCGCGTCATCGACCGTCACGTGCACTGTCGAGGCGATCAGGCACCGCGCGTCCAGTAGCGCCGGCGCAGCGCCAGATACGGCGCGGCCACTGACGATGCGCACCGGCTTCCCGCTGAACAACGCGTTCAAGGCAGGCGCGTCGTCATGCAGCATGTCGCCCCAGAGCGTCGGAAGCTCGACGCGAGTCTTGACCAACTCATGCGCGCCAGCGAACGCGGCCAGCCCGCCGAGCACGAGCCGGCGCGAAAGCGTGAACTGCAGCATCACGCCACCTCGGCCAGTTCGCCCGGCCCGGAGGCGAGGCTGACGCGCATGCGGAAGGCGTCCTCGTCGGCCCAGCGGCGGGACACGCGCAGGTCGGACACCTGCCGGTCGTCTTCCCAGACGATGCCGTTCAGGGCGTCGAGGACAGCTTTGGCCAGGTTGTCCGTGTCACTTTGGGTGACCACCGGCTCGCCGCGCATGGCCAGTTTCTTCTTGCGCGACCACGACTTCGGCATCTTCTGGTCGAACGCAATCTCGACCATGACCGCGTCCGGGCACACGTCGGCGCCGGCGCGGATCATGGCCTCGGCCGCGACCGCGCGCACCTTGCCCTCGAACGCGGCCGTGACCTTCGGGGTGTAGGCGCGGGCGAACCCGCCGACCATGGTCACGCGCGGGCGCTTCTTCGGCACGGCCACGCCGTAGTAGGTGAAGGCGACGATCTCGGTCACGACACCCACCCGCGCTTGGCCGGGTGCACGCCGAAGCCTGAGGTCGACGCCTTGGCGATCACGGCGTTGCGGGTCTTGCCGAGGTGGCCAGCGATCATGCGGGCTGACTTGCCAGCCTGCCACATGCGCCGCGCGCTCTCGACCTCCTCGGGCGTCCAGCGCGGCGACTTGGCGTTGTCAGCACGTCCGCTCATCGGCGGCCTCTCCTCTTCTCGGTCAGCTCGTAGGCCGCCAGATCGGCGGCGAAGGCGTCGAAGCCCGCACGCCACGCGGCGCGGTCGGGCCCGTCGTCGTAGGGACAGGCGCTCAGGCCCATGTCGTAAACGCCGGCCGAGTAGCCCTCGGCGCGCAGCCGCTTGGCGCGCACTTCCTCGGACTCGTCGGTGGTGGTGTCGAACAGGGTCGGCTGCTCGACCTGGACCCCGCACCCGGTGGCCGCGAGGATCATGGCCGTCTCGGCTTCCTGTCTGGCGAGGCGTTCGGGATCTGCGCTGATCATCCGCAGGGCCCGCTTCAGCCCGCCCATGGGGACGCCGGCCGCCTGTGCATGGGCCTCGCGCAGCCGCATCTCGGCCTTGGCCCGCTGCACCGCGGCCCGGGCGACGTGGACCCGGTGCGTGTGCACGGCGATCACGGCCGAGGGCAGTTCGTTCGACAGGGCGTCAGTGGTCACGGCTCCATGCCCTCCGAGCCCGGAGCCATGCGACCCGCAACGCGAGCGCGACGGCCCGCCATCTGGCGAGCAGCCGCCCGCTTCTCTTCAAGAGCACGCTCAAGGGCATTCGCTTCCGCTTCCAGTCGGGCGAGCGTGTCGTCGATCTCGGGAGCAAAGACGGCATCAAGCACGTCGGCGCCGAAGCGCCGGGCAATCGCCGCCCAGTGTCGGGAGTTCGGCCAGCACCCGCCGATGATGTTTTCCGCCGTCTTCGGCGTGCACTCGATGTCGCGGGCCAGCCGCTTGACGGCGTGGCCATCGGCGTACTGCCGGCGCAGGTACAGCGCGAGGCGTCCTCGCGGTTCGTGGGTATCCAGCCCCATGAAAATCTCACTCGTACAGGTCATTGAAGAACCCGGAGAGCGAGGGCGCACGGAGGCGCGGAGACATGGAGGCAGACACCCGGATAGGCTTGGCGATCGAACACGCCGTGGCGGCTTCCCGCTGGCGTTACGCGGCCCGTTGCGAGGGCCGTACTGTGGCCGAGCGCTTCATGCGTCTGGCCAGGCACCGGAGCGCCGCGGCAACGGCGCTGGTGCGAGAGTATGCGGAGACGGGGGCGGCCGGTGTTCAGCCCGGCCACCCCCTCCCCACGCGCGACGGGTCGGGGGGGCGGGGTGTCCGCCGCGCGTAGCTGAATGATGATGCCCCCGGTCGCCATGTCAGGCGGCGACTCCGGCGCGGGCGCGGCGAGTGTGCGGCCGGTCCAGCCGGCGCAGCTCGGCGAGATACGCGAGGTATGCCGCCGTGATGTCGGTGAACCCGCGCGTCTTGGCGGCTCGCTCGATTGGCGCGAACCAGCCCGCGGGGATGCTGTCGTTGACCAGCCACTGTGAGACTTGGCCCAGCGACGCGCCGATGTCGCCGGCCAGCGCCGCCTGTGTGGGCCAGCGGTCAATGACCGGCTTGAAGTGGGTCGTCTTCTCCGTCATGGGGCAAACCCTAGTTTTCCTGCTGTTGCGTGTCAACAGGACTAGTGAGGGTGTCTAGGCGCATGGCCAGCGCCATGTCCCCAGGCGAGAGATTGAGGCAGTTCCGCAAGGCGGCCGGCATGAGCGCGAAGGAGCTCGGGCGGCGCGCGGCGATGGTGCTCGGCAGGGACCGGCCCTTAAGCGAGGCGACGGTCCTCAATCAGGAAACCGGCATCAACGGCATCTCGAAGGATCAGGCCGAGGCGTACGCGCGCGTCCTGAAGGTCGATCCGGCGGCCATCCTGTTCGGGCCAGAGGCGACCGGACCTGTCGCATCCCGCCCTCAAGGTCTGCGCATGGTCGGCGTTCTGGGGGAAGTCAGGGCGGGAGCGTGGGCGGAACTGCCGGAGCAGGGCGAAGGCCCGACCGAGTTCGTGCCGGTCGCCCTGCCGGAGTATGAGAGAGCGCACCTTTTCGCGCTCCATGTGGCCGGCCGCAGCATGGACCGGCACTATCCGGACGGCTCGGTGGTGATTGTCTGCCCGGCGCACGAGGCCGGCATCCGCGAGGGCGATCACGTCGTTGTGCGACGCCAGCGCGGCGGACTGTATGAAACGACCCTCAAGGAGATCGTGTCAGAGCCGGGCGGCGTGGCGCTGTGGCCGCGGTCGACGGACCCCGCGCATCAAGAACCGATCCGCCTGCAGAGCGTCCGGGACGCCCAAGAGGGGCCGGAGATCATCGGTGTCGTTGTGGGCTCATTCCAGCCGCGCGGCGCTCGATCCGGCCCCCTTGTGCTTTGACGGCGCACAGGAAAATCGGGCCGCTCTAGTTTTTCTAGGGTTGACGTTGACGCCAGAACACTAGGTTTGCTACGGTTCTCCCATCACCAAGGGAGAGCATTGCCGTGCAAAGCCCGCTGTCGCCCATCGGCGAACACATGCCCAGCGTCGTGGCCAGTATCCCGACGCATCCGAACATCCGAGCGATGCACGACGCGGTCGACCGCTGGATCGCGCGCGCCAAGGACATGCCGACCGACGAGGCCCTGCGCTACCTGCGCAACGGCATCCGGCAGATCGACGAGAACTTCGACACCCTCTGCTCGCACGTCCAGCACGACACGGTGCTGCCTGCGTTTCTGGAGGGCATTCAGCCCGGCGACTACGAGGCGGCCCGGTCGCGGCTGCTGGCGCGGGTCGACCGGCTGACCGCTGCGATGTGGGTGGCGGCATGAAGATCGCCCTCTACATCGAGGACGGGCTGGAGCAGATCGTGCTGACGCCCGAGGGTGAAGCCGAGCAGAACCTGCTGGCGCGCCTGCAAGACGACACCCGCGACATCACCATTCGCCGCGGGGGGTTCTACGCCTGCATGGGCGGCTGGGTTCGTCACCGTGAAGCCCCTGAGAGCACGATGATCGTCATGCGCCGGAAGGTGGCGGCATGACCCGGTTCGCTCCCCCCTCCCCCCGCGACATCACCCGCGCCCGGTCGTTCGCCAACGACGCCGCGCACAACCTGTCCATCGTGCTGGCGTTCGACGGCGACGACGTGCGGTCGGAAACCCGGCGCGACGTGGCGCTGGAAGAAGCCGAGCACCTGCTGACCGAGGCGCTGAAGCTCGTCCAGAAGCTGCGCCAGCCGGAGCCGCCCAAGTCCGGCGACGCGTTCGCCATGGCGTGCGGCATCGTCGGCGCCAGGTGGCCGGAGGTGACGCTGTGATCCGCGCCGCCCTCCGCACCGTCCGCAACTGGCCCGAGCTGATCGCCACGGCCGTGTTCACCGCCGCATTCACCGCCGCCCTGTTCATCCTCGCGTGGATGACCGGCGTGCTCCTGCTGGGAGTTTGAAGATGACGCCCATCACCGACCCGTCATGGCACGAGCCGCACCCGCTCGGCCTGTCCGACCATCCCGAGTGGGCCAAGGTCCGTGAGCGCCGCGCCGAACTGGAGGCCATGCAGGCGCAGAACGTGCCCGCGCCGCACCAGCTCAACATGCCCGCCATCATCGCCGCCGTGCTGATCGTCGCCGCCGCGCTCGTCGTGAGCATGGCCGCCCGATGATCGGCGCCACCCTCGACCACGTCCGCAGCCTCGACGCCCTCGGCAAGCTCTCGCCCATGGAGCGCTGGGCGTTCGGCCTATGCAGCCTTCCGGCCGCCCGGGAACACGTACGCCACCCGCAGCACGCGGTGCTGGACGACCTCCCGCTTCCGGGTCCGGCCGGCGTAGGCGTCGTGGCTGCTCAGGGCCGCCGGGGGCGCATCGCTCGCAGCCGCCAGACGCTCGGCCTCGGCGCGGTCCATCACCACCAGGGCGAGGCCCAGCGACTCCAGCCAGTAGTTCAGGAACGAGCTCAGGCCCCAGAGGCTGCGGCGCCCGTACTTCCGGCCCGGAGCCTCGACCTTGGCCGTGTACCCGTCCGGCCAGTTGATCATGTCGTCGAGCTCGGCCTGCCCGATGCCCAGCTGCAGCCGGCGGCCGCGCAGGATGGCGACCAGCGTCTCGTCGTCACGGATGATCGTCGGTCGCACGCCCATCAAGCACTCCAGCAGAAGGACCGGCCCCGTGGCTGAGATGACCGCGTTCGCGCCGGGTGTCCACCCCATCACCAGAGAGGACCACATGACCACCGCATCCCCCGACATCCTGACCGCCACGGCGCAGGGCCGCCTGCGCACCATCGTCGAGCGCCTTGAGCGGCTGGACGAGGACCGCGAAGCCATCCTCGGCGACATCAAGGAGGTATTCGCCGAGGCCAAGGGCGAAGGCTATGACGTGAAGACCCTCCGCAAGGTGCTCAAGGTCCGCAAGCAGGACCGGGCCAAGCGGCAGGAAGAGGAAGCGATCCTCGACCTGTACCTGTCGGCGCTGGGGGAGGTGTGAGCATGAACCGCCAGCAAGCCCGCCGCATCGCTTTCAAGGAGGCGAAGCGCGTCATGGCCCGTGTGGCCGCCAACCGCGCCGCGCTCGAACTGTCCGAGATGCGCGCCGCCCGCATTGCCCCGGTCAAGCAGGGGCCTGGGAAGCTCATCAGCAGCGCCCGCCCGTTCAAGAAGCCGCGCGCGACGAACTGGTGGCGCACCCGCAAGCTCGACCGCCTGCCGTGCGGCCAGCCCGTCCCGGCCGGCTGCGAGGCGTGGGCGCACACCACCAAGGGGCTGCGCGTGCAGCGGGTGGTCGCCTGATGCCTGACCACATCAAGATCCACGACAGCTTCATTCAGGGCTCCGATCAGTGGCTGGCCGCGCGATGCGGCCTGCTCACGGCCAGCGAGATGAAGCTGATCGTCACGCCGACGCTTAAAGCCGCCAGCAACGACAAGGAGCGCTCGCACCTCTACGAGCTGCTGGCCCAACGCATCACCGGCTACGTCGAGCCGCACTACGTGTCCGACGACATGCTGCGCGGGCGCGACGACGAAATCGAAGCCCGGCACCTGTACGCCGAGCGCTACCACCCCGTCACCGAGGTCGGCTTCATCACCAACAACCGATGGGGCTTCACGATCGGCTACTCGCCGGACGGACTCGTGGGCGAAGACGGGCTGATCGAGTGCAAGTCCCGGCGCCAGAAGTATCAGGTGCAGACCTTGGTGGACCGCGAGGTGCCGGCCGAGTTCGTGCTGCAGCTCCAGACCGGACTGCTCGTGACCGAGCGCCGCTGGATCGACTTCGTCAGCTACTGCGGCGGCATGCCGATGGTGGCCATCCGCGTGTTCCCCGACCCGATCATTCAGGCCGCCATCCTCGATGCCGCCTCGGCCTTCGAGGGCAGGCTGGCCGCAGCGCTGGAGCAGTACCAGCGCACCCTCAACTCCGGCGAACGGCTGATCCCGACCGAGCGCCGCGTCATTCAGGAGATGTATGTCTAGGCTGATCCCCCTCACTCAGGGCCAGTGCGCGATCGTCGATGACGATGACTTCGCCTGGCTGTCGCAATGGAAGTGGCACGCGCAGAAGAACGGCCGCGGAGGGTTCTACGCCAAGCGCCGCGGCGAGAACCGACAGGTGATTTCGATGCATCGAGAGATCATTCAAACGCCGAAGGGGCTGGTGACGGACCATGTCGATGGCAACGGCCTAAACAACCAACGCTCCAACCTGCGCTTGGCAACGCAGCTGCAGAACATGATGAACAGGCGCGGAAAGAGGGGCGGCACATCTCGCTTCAAGGGCGTCTGGGTCGATCCCAGCCCGAGAAACCTCAAGGCTTGGCGAGCAGCCATTCGTGTCGACGGCAAGCTTTGCTACCTCGGGCGCTTCACAACCGAAGAAGAGGCGGGCGCGGCATACGCGCACGCCGCAGCCGAGCACTTCGGACACTTCGCCAACACCACCTCAGGAGAGATTCTATGACCGACATGACCGCCGTCATCGTCCCCAAGTCCGACCAGATGAACGCCGACGACCTGATCCCCGGGCCGCGCACCATCACCATCACCCGCGTCGACGTGCGGCCGGGGTCCGAGCAGCCGGTGTCGATCTTCTTCGAGGAAGACAACGGGAAGCCGTGGAAGCCCTGCAAGTCCATGGCCCGCGTACTCGTCCATGCCTGGGGCCCCGACGCCAAGGCGTACGAGGGCCGCGCTGTCACGCTGTACCGCGACCCGTCCGTGAAGTGGGGCGGGATGCAGGTCGGCGGCATCCGCATCAGCCACATGTCGCACATCGACCGCGACATGGTGATCGCGCTGACGGAGACGAAGGGCAAGCGCGCGCCGTTCCAGGTGCGAGTCCTGCGCGAGGCTTCCCGCCCCGCGCCCGCCCCCGCCGCCACGCTTGAAGCTCGCGCCGACAAGTTCGAGCAGGCCCTGCGCGCGGCTGCCGATGCGAGGGCGCTGGCGAAGATCTGGGACAACGGCGCCGGCCTGCGCGCTGACCTGTCGGCGAACAACGCCGAGCGCGCGGCCGAGATTGAGCGGCTGCACGTCATGCTGGATGCCGAGCTGTCCACCCCGCCGGCCTACGCCGACGACTTCCCGGGCGACCGTCCGTAGGCGCCTGGAACTGGCCTACGGGCCTATTGGAGATGGAGAAGAGTGATGAGCGGCTGGCACATTAGCGACGTTTCCGACCCTGAGACTGGCGCGCTGCTAGTCTGCGGGGGTGAGGGCGAGTCTTACGGGCTTGTGGCGAGCGTCACGACACCGGAACACGCCCGCCTGATCTCCGCCGCGCCGGACCTTCTGGAGGCGCTGAAAAACCTTTCGGATGCCTATGAGGCTCTCTGCGAGATGGCCGAAAAGGATTTTCACCGACAGGCGCACTCGCACTACGCCAAGGCCCGCGCCGCCATCTCACGCGCAACAGGAGCCACCGATGAGTGAGCAGACCCGTGATGATCTGGTGGAGAGGCTGCGGCGCGTAAAGTATGTGCGCGAGGGCCGAGACGATCGCGATTACGTCTGCGACGTTGACTGCGAGGCTGACGACTACGGCGCGCGAGCGGTTCCCTATAACCCTGACGGCCCCGAAGCCGCCGACCGCATCGAGCGGCTGGAGCGGGCGCTGCGGAGCTTCGTCGCGCACTATCCGATGGGTGTTAACCCATTTCTCGACCAAGCCTACCGAAACGCCCGAGCAGCCCTACAGGAGCCCGGCCAATGACCGATAAGCTGGAGGACTGGAGGCGACTTGAGCGTGAGCGCGAGTTGCTCGGCGACGACATCAACGGCGGCTTCATTCGCGACCTGTGCTTCACGGTCTGGAACAAGGCCCGCTATGGATACGGCGGCGAGCCCGGAGACTGGGCGAACGACACGCTCCCCACGGTGCAGGAGGGCATCCGCCGCATCCGGGAAATGGTGTCTGCCCTCACCCCCCACGCCCCCGCACAGGCCGAGATCGACCGCCTACAGGCCGAACTCGACCAGCAGACCGCCGAGGCCGCGTCATGGTGCATCAAGGCGCAGGACGCACAAGCAGAGATCGACAGGCTGCGGCGAGCACTCGAATGGATCAAGGATGGCGGATCGTGGCAGGGCGATACCGCAGCCGACGCCCTAGCGCCCCCGGACACCCTCAAGGACACTCCCCATGACTGATCTTACCGAGCTTGAGAGACTGGCGAAGGATGCCAGTGAGGGGCCGTGGACCGCGCTGTTCGGCGAGACCAGATACCACGAATGCGACGACGCCGACCCTTGGGCCGTGATCTTGACGCCGCGTCGTCACGAGGTGGTTACCCTTTACGAGCGATATGCGCGAAAAGGCGAAGATCGCAGCGATTACGACGCCGACGCCGCCTTCATCGCCGCCGCCAACCCCGCCACCGTCCTCGACCTCATCGCCCGTATCCGTCACCTGGAAGCCGAGCGGGAGAAGGACAGGGAGGCGCTGCTGTTCTACGCGGAACAGTCCCGCCTCGCTCGCCTCATCCACAGCGAAGGCGACGCCGGACGCCAAGCCATCTCTGAGGATGGCGGAAAGATTGCCCGCGCACGTCTGGAGGACACCCATGACTGAGCAGACCCTCATTGAACGGATCGAAGCGGCAGAGGTGGGGTCGAGGGAGTTGGATGGCGCAGTCTGGTTTGCGCTGTTTGAGCCCGACGTGAATCACGGCGCGTTGCATGTCGAGCAGACCGAAGAGGGGCCGCGCGAAGCGCTGACGTGTGAGCTTGGCTCGAAGTGGGCGGATGACGTCGGGCACTACACCACCAGCATAGACGCCGCCGTGGGGCTGGCGGAGCGGGTGTTGCCGGGGTGGGTCATCACGCTGGAGATTGCCGGGTCTGGCCAAGCATACCTGTATCATCCCGACCCGTGCGGCCCGACCATCAAGACACTCGGCAAGACCCCCGCCCTTGCCCTAGTCGCCGCCATCCTGAGAGCGAAGGAGGGGGAGGGGTGAGCGTTCTCCCTGCAAGCGCGGACTCGCGGGCGTTCTGGCGAGCGCAGACGTGCAAACACGAATGGGCCCTGACCGCCGGCTCTGGTTGGGTGTGCCGGTCATGCGGAGCTTACGATCGATACTTCCTCAACCTTCCCCGCCCCACCACAAAGGAATGAACAGATGAGCGAGTGGAAGCCTATCGAGAGCGCGCCGAAGGATGGGACGGCGGTGCTGGTTTTTGGTCGCGGCACATTTTCTCAGTCGCCTTTCATGGGCGTCAGGGAATGGGGCGCCTTTGGATGGCAGGAGCCAAACGTGTCGGGCCGCGAGTACGACGACTGGCTGGCCGACGAAGCGACGCATTGGACCGAACTCCCCAGCCCTCCGGGGGAGGGGTGATGCGAGAACCGGCCGACCTGCCCCCCAGGCTGCTGACCAGCGAGGTGCTGCAGCTCGCCCGCATCAGCGCGCGCACCTTCCGGCGCCGGAAGCGCGAGGGCCGGTGGCTCGTCCAGCCGATCGACCGCGGCGCCGAGGACATCTACGACAGGGACGCCGTGCTGGCCGCCCTGAACATCGCACAGCCGCCGGCGCCCGAACCCGCGCAGCCGGCCTCCACATGGAAGAAGGCCGACGCCCATGCCATCAGTGAAGCTCGATCTCGGCAGGTTCGTTCGCGTCTACCCCGCGCGGACGGACGGCACGCACCCGGTCGTGTTCGAGGTGCCGAAGCGACTGCGGCCGTCCGACTGGCCGTCGACAATACCGCTGCCGACTGAAGGCCGGCGCGGCGACCTGACCGACGCCGCCGAACTCGCGCGCATCCGGGCCGACGCCGACCGGCACTATCGCCGCCTGCTGGAAACACGCGCCGGGCCGACGATCACCCCGCCCAAGGCGCGCACGATGAAGGCGCTGCTCGATACCTGGCGGGCGACCCAGCAGTTCAAGGACGCGGCACCCCGCACGCAGCGCGGCTACGAGAGCATGGCGCGCTACGTCACCGCGTGGGCCACGGTGAACGACGAGCCGGACCCGGCCACGCTGACCAAGCCCGACGCCGAGGCGTTCCTGTCCGGCTTCGACGACCGGCCCTCGACCAAGCGCGCGGTCAAGATCGTCCTGCAGATGATGATGGAGCAGGCCATCGACCTTGGCTGGCGCAAGGACAACCCGGTGCGCAGGATCCGCGTCCGCACGGTGAAGACGCGCGTGGCTATCTGGGAGCGCGAGGACGTGGAGACGTATGCGTGGGCCGCCCTCGTGTCCGGCCAGCACGCCATGGCCGCGCTCATCCTCATGGAGTGGGAGATCGGCCAGCGCCTGACCGACGCCTACCTGTTCCGCGCAGGGGCCGAATATCTGCCCGCTGAGGGCCTATTCCAGTTCGAGCAGGCCAAGACCGCGGCGAAGGTGTCGATCCCTGTCAGCGACCGCCTGAGGGGCATTCTCGGCCATCTCTGTGGCGACGGGGCGCTCTACCTGTTCCGCGACGCCCGCACCGGCCAGCCGTGGGCCCGTCTCATCGGCAAGCGGCTGGAGGCCGACGACACCGCCGCGTCCAAGGTGTTCGCCGCGGTGCGCGAGGTGGCCGTCGCCGCCGAAGCCCGGCCGCTGAAGCTGAAGTGGCTCCGGCACTCTTGCGTCGTCCAGCTGGCGCGCGCAGGCTGCACCGTTCCCGAAATCGCGGCCATCACCGGCCACACCATCGCCAGCGTGCAGAACATCCTGACCACCTACCTGCCCCGCGACAGCACCGTGGCGCGCAACGCCCAGGAAAAGCGCGGGCTCATCGAGAGGAGTGCGTGATGCGGTTCAGCGACGAGGGCGAGGCGATCACGTCGAAAACCGGCGGCGGCCTGCACATCATAGGCGTCGACTACGGCCGCAAGGCCAGCATAGGCGTGGTGATGCAGCGCAATGCGGACGGCTCATGGGTCGTCCTCGAAGAGATTTCTGGGCGCGGGCTTGATGACCTTGCCACCATTCAGCACGAGCATGAGCAGAACACCGCGGCAACCGAGTCCGGACTTCCTGCTGGCGACGAGTCCGGAGGTCGCTGA